TTAATGACATTGCTCTGAATTGGCGTTTTCCGCAATTTCTTCCTGTGTCTGCTGATAAGTTTCATCTATCTGCATAAGAGACTGTTTTGCAATAGCATTAAGGTCTTTTGGATGCTTCTTGATTGCATTATTGCGCATCTTTCGAACGATCATGGATTCAGATGTATCAAGCCATGCGGCACTCATGTATGGTCTTGCAACTTCGCAGGAAAGCATATCTTCAACAGTTTTGCAAGCTAAAAGCTCTTTCAAAATTTCATTTTTCTTTTCTGCGATAGCTTTCTTTTCTGTTTCCGTTGCATCATAGCGTGTCTTTTTGCCGCCTTTTACAAGTCCGAAAGTCTCATTCAGAAGATTATTGCGAACATGAGCAAAAAGGTTTCCTTTTACGCTTTCACGCTCTGCTATCATATATTCAACTTTCCCATCTTTCATTTCCACCGGGTAAACAACACGGATAACTTTCTGCGAAAGTCCTTTTTCTTCCCATTCCGGCGGTGTAACTTCAATTCCTTTATGCTTTGGATATGTAAAATCGTCACCTTCTTTCACAAGCCATACCGGATATACCTTTTTAACATCAACACCAAAGTTTCGAAGAAGTGCATCATTTCCGTCTCCTTCGATCCCCATTTCTACTTCCTTGTACCAATTTCCATTTGCATCCTGTCTGCTTCTCAACTGGAAGTAGCACTCCCTCGGCACTGCATTGGCATTAAGTTGAAGGCTTGATACCTGTCCGATAACCTGTCTCAAATTAGATCCATTCAAGTTACTCATAGCGGCTTTGCTAGATGTAACAAGGTTGTAAATAGCGCTCATAGATGCCATGACGCACTGCTTAGAATAATCATTAAGCACAAGCCCATGCTCTGCAAAGTCACGTTCCATAAGCCCTATGTACTGGTTCGTATAATGGGAAAGTTGTGTATTCATTTCCTGTTTTCCCTGCGTAGATACTGCCGTATTTTCTGCCATAATTATTTATCCTCCATTCCACTTAAAAAGCTTGAAGAGCTTCTGCCACGCGTCTTTTTTGCCCTTTTCTTAATATTTCTTTACCATCCTCGGACAGCTCCTCTTCACTTACTCTCTGTAAAACAAGGTTGTATTTCTCCTCTCCAAGAACTCTCCTTAATGCTACCAAAAGAGTTTCAAATTCAGCCATGATAACCGGCTCTCTTCCGTCTACTTCTATTGTTCCAAAATCTGATTTAATCATATCTATTCCTCACTTTCTTAATATCTTAAAATCTTAACATCGTTATCTTCATAAAAATTATTGAACCGCTCATTTAACAGTTCTAATTGCTGCTTAAGAATTTCCTTTGCTTCATCCATACCACGGAAAAGATTTTCGCTCTTAAGCTGCAGATTATCAATTCCCAATTCGTTGCAATTAAGATACCACGCATCTCCGCAACCGCAAATTTTATGTATGCAAATGTTGATTCCGTGGTCTTGAGTTCTGAAAATCGTTCCACTTTCCACCGGTTCTCCAAATTTTGCATTACTAATCAGCTTCATGCACACCCCTCGCTTTCCTCATACTTCTTCACAACTGCCATCTTATCAGCACCGTAGGTCTCTACCCACTTCATATCAACTGATTCATCTGTAACCGTCAACTTTGCACCTTTGGCATTTACAACCGTGTCACCAGCTTTCACGGAATCCTCGGTGCGATACACGTAGCTTCTTGTGATGTTTGGAAATTTCGCTTTGATATACTGCATTTATCTGTAACCTCTCTTTCCTTTATTTCTCATATCTTTCTCGCAATACGAAAGAGAACAATGTCCGTCCCCTACCCAAAACCCTTTATTTGCGTTCCTCCAACGCTTGCACGACATACACCGTGCATCTGGCTGCGTGATGTTGTTGCTTGTCCCTACTCTCGACATTCTGATACCTAACTTTTTAAAATAATTTATTTATCAATTCCATTGCATACATTGTGTCAACCTTGGAATCGCCGGTCTCTTCCATGTGATTCTGCAATGCTTCGACCATCATCTGAAAGTAAGTTGTATCTACACCAGTCAACTGTTCTTCCAAGACTTTTACATCTTTCAAATCCAGTTCATTCAACTGCATACACATTTTTACATACTGACCAGCATTGATATGATAGCCGCGCTCAATGTACTTCCTTGTGCGAATAATAGAACAAAGCGGATATTTAGAACCTACATAATACAATTCCTTGTTAATGATGCACTCCAACGCCTTAAGTGGAAGAAATACCTCGTTATCCCACGAACTCCATGCACAGGTGCAATGAATGAAATCATAATTCTTATGAATTTCCTCTACTTCCCCATAGAACCTTGTAACAATTTGAATCTTGTTTGAAAGGCTTATTGCGTTGCTCGTAATAAAGCGCGGTCTGTATTTTTCTTTAGAATCTGAATCTGTCTCTTCCTGTTCGTGTTCCATTCCAACTGCTTCGTCTTCCTCGGCTGTGGAATCAAAATTGTAAGAAACGGAATTCCCTTTCACTTCATCCTCATCTGCAATTCCTTTGGAACGGACAAAACATTTTACCGAACCATTATCACTACCAGTCGCTTTTGCCAATTCTTCTCCCCACATAAGAGTGACTGGTTTATCTTTGTGCATATCGTTCCACTTATCAACATAGTATTTCGCAACTGCAATACACGCATCTTTTGTTCTGAAATATACATCGTAGTCATGCACCGTCTCCCCTGTTAAAAGAGAAACCAAGGCGCCACCTGTAATAATGGTATTTTCTTTCACCACAGCCTTTACGTTCTCATCCTCAATGCTCTCCATCCAGTCACGAAGTTTGTTACCTAAATGCCGCTTGATGTTCTTACTGTTCATCCTACACACCCTCCACTTTCAACTGCTTGTCCGCTGATACACTCAAAAGGATTAACTGCGTATCAACGACCGGCACATATTCGTCATTGATACTTTCTGCACCGTCAAGGAAGATTGGGACATACATATCAAAGAACTTCTGAAAACTGTTGCAAATATCCAACTTTGCTTCAATTTCTCTGCCAGTGTTTGTCGTATCTCCGAATACCTTATAAATGCCGGTTTCTTCATCAAGTACCGTAGGAATACAAACTTCCTTATATTCTCCGTTCTTCTGGAAATCGAACAACTTCCAACGTACAATACCGAAATGCTGATTGATTTCTTCAACAAGCAGCTTATTCTTTCGTTTTGAAACTTCTTTGAGCTGATAAAGAATCCTCTCGGCATCTGCCTTTGCTTGTCCATATTCGCGTTGTTTCTGTTGCATATCTGCAATCTGCTCATCAATGCGGATATTATTTTCAGCCTGTGCGATAATCTTATTCACTTCATCAAGCTGTGACTGCAAATCTGATTTCTCGGCTTTCAGTTCACCAACGACACTGTCTGCGCCCTCTGATTCCAACTTTTCGATTTTGGCAAGAATCTCGTCATGTTCGGTTTTCAGCTTCACATATTCCTCATTCTGCGAATAATCAGCTTCTTCCGGAAGTTCTAATAACTGCTTGGAAAGTTCTTCTTTCTTCGCAAGTGTTTCCTGCTCCTGTTTCTCCAAGGATTCAACAGACTGCTGCAACTCTGCATTCTTTTTGGTCAAATCCTCGATGATGCGTTTCTGTTCAAAGCCTTTGGATTTGATATTTTCCATATTTGAATTTGTCTGTTCAATAAAATTCCTTTTCGCATCAGCAAGCTTTCTAAATGAATCTTCCTTTGCTTTTTCCTTTCTCGCTTCAAAATCTGACTTGATCTGCTCGATTTTATCATCCGGCAGTTTCTGTCCGCACAAAGAGCAAACAGTCGTAGAATCGTCAAATACCCACTTAGATTCATCGAACTGATATGGTGCTTCATCAAACGCTTTGGCTTTCTCCGCATTGTATTTCACGCCCAGAGCCTTACGTTCAGCATCGGCATCAGAAACAATCTTTTCGTTATCTGCGATCTGAGTTTTTATGTTCCGAATCTGACGAAGCACATCATCGACATTTCTAACAGTATCAAAAATGGCATCATCAAGTTTTCTGCGTTTATCATCTAATTCACGGCTCATTGTCTGCATGATGCCGGACATATCGAACTGCAACTGCATTTCTCTGCTTCTCAAATCTCCAATGGTACTTCCGGTATTTGCAATCTTACCGTCTATCTCCGCAATCTTTCTTGCCAGATCAGCCTTTGCCAACTCCTGCTCCGCCACATCAATATCAACCTTTGCTTTCTCCAGACCGATAATCTGATTAGGAATCACATCTAACTGTTCAACTGCTTTCTTCTTGGAAGCATTGTTCATGGCTTCAATCTCTTCAAATTTGTAGGATTCAAGCAATTTGGCAACATCCGCAGTTTCTTTATTCATTTGCGCAATCTCTAAATCTGTTTTTTTACTTGCCATAGCAAATAATGATTTTCTCATTTCATCCTGCTTTTTCTTCAACGACAAGTCTTTTGTAAATACATTCGGGTGCGAACAAATGAGGAATTTGTCAAAATCAAACCCTAATTCTTCCAGATATGCCTTAAAATCACGTTCTGTCTTAGGCACAGAATTAATCTCATATATATTTGTGATCGTAACTTTTGAAACTCCATTTGCATCCGGCTTTCCGACTTTGCGTTTCTGCATCTTGGAAAGAGTAATCTCTTTTCCGTCCACATCAACATCTGCAGTAACGGTTGGAATGCAATCTTCTATATTGTCCGGTCTAATGTTTGGGTTACTTACAAGTTCATAGTTCTTATCAGACATCAGCCAGTACCACGCCGCCCCGATTGTGGTCTTTCCTCTCCGGTTCATGCCGGAAACCCTTGTTGTCTTTCCGAATTCGTATGTCTTATCCTTTACACCTTTGAAATTTTCAATATGTAACGATTTTAAAATCATTCGCATTATTACACCCCCCCACGATTCCTTTTATTGACAACTCATATGTAACTTTTTCCATAACGTGACCATCTTTACACGTTTTCTTGTATCTCCGGCTCTGTAGTCTGCCGTAAACGCTAACCCTATCTCCTATCGAAAGAGTATTTGTGTATTCCGCATTATCACTCCACGCAATGCAGGTGATCAAATCCTCTTTTCCGTTTTCTCTTACGTTTTTGAGTTTCAAATCACAGATTTTACGACCAAGTGGCGTTTCTCTAAGTTGCTTTTCCTCGATAATTCCATCAAGGCTTACTTCATTCAAAGGGCTATCATCCTCTGGCTTTGTGATTGTATCAGCCATAACATATGTAAGAACGGCTTCTCCAGACCCTGTTTTTACGTGCCGGGTAATTATCTTTCCCTTGACACATACTGTTCCGCTAATTCCTGTATCGCTGATTTCTTCATCAAACAGCACCGGAAGTATATCCGCAACACCACTTCTTCTTTCAACTCCGATAAAAAATTTATAAAATTTCTTACCGTTTGACGTTGTATGGCTTTCCCTTGGTGCTGATACAACATCACCGATCAGTGTTATTTTGTTCTCCATTGCTTCTCCTTTCCATTTCTCTGTCAAGAACATTTTCAAAATTATCTTTATCATTCTGTTTCTTTCGTTTCCCTGCCAAAAGTTCAGCAAGCATACGCTTTTCTTTCGTGGAACATCTCGTACCACTTATATACACAACGCTTACCATGCATCCTCTCTCATTCTGCGTTTTCTCTTAATTCGCTTGTCGAGTTCAGCTCTCTTCCGGTCTACCTCTGACCAGTAATACATAATTGCCGCAATTACTGCACCGGCTACAAATTTAATAGCCGCCATATTCCCGACCACGCCATCACTATCCATATAGCACGCGGCAACCAAGGAATACTCCATTGCCGCCGCACCTATGATGAATTGGATTACTTTTTTCATCTGATTTCCCCTTTCGTGCTATATAATAAGGAAACAACTCATTCATTATGTGCATTCGCGCATGAAATCTGTTCCTGCAAGAACACTGGTGCTGTATAGCAATCAATAAACTCATGTGCATCTGCGATATACTTTCGCTTGATGCTTTTGTATGATGCCACACAACCATATTCGCGCTTAAGCTGACTGTAAATATCCGAATACACTGAACTTCTGATGCTTCTATCTCTGTATGATTCACTCTGCTTTCCACCAAGAATATCAACGCCCCTGCGCTTAACGTGCTTCTGAATCTCGTCAATCTCGCATCCATACAAAGGCATATCGTTTTCAAGGCTATCGATTTTATCTTCTACCTTTTCAACACGACCGCTCAATTCCTCGTTTCCCTGTGCAAGTAACTGAATCTTTTCTGCCGTTGTCATAGGCTTTCCGTAACTTCCGGTCTTTCGGATGGATGGAAGAACTTCTCCGGTTATCCATTTACGGAACTTCTTGGCATTCGGCTTGTCGCTGCGGAGAATAACCGCGTATAGACCAGACTCGGTAACGAAGTTTGTTTCTCCTTGACGCCCTAGATTTAATCTAGTGCGTTCGTCATCATCAAGCCTTTTAGCAACATCTGTTGCATTTTTAATGTCCAATGCCTTGCAAACATCAGCCAAGCAAAACATCGGCTCGCTATTTAATACTACCGTTCGGACTTCTCCAAACTCTTCCGAATTAAAAATCTGTAATTCGTTCATAAATCTCCTTTCTGTGGTATAATTCCCTTATCATCAAATAAGGGAGGTGAATTTTTGAACAATGAATATGTATCTGCCTACGCTATCGCTAAAATCTGTGGATGTAACGATTCTTTCAATGATTTCAAAACCAAGTACGACCAATACCGTGAAGAAATCAAAGAATCTCTACCAAAAGAAGAAAATCAATTATCCAGCGTAGAGGTGGCAGAAAACCCATTCCGTAACATAAAACATTTCTAACATGTTTTAATGACCGGAGAAATGGCGGTAAGGACTTTGACGGATAATTCAATGTTTGTATCTTCGATTTTCTTATCGCCGTCCAAAATGCTTTGGTAATCATCAACAATATCCATTGCTATATGCTGTGCCAATTCGTCAAGACCGATATATCTATCCTTGTCTTTCTTTACAATTACAGCTTTTCCTTCTTCGTCTAAAAGCCGGTATCTTTTTACTTCCACCCATTCTCACCCCTTTCGTTTTCTTCGTCTGCAATCTGTAGATTGATTGCCCCGATTTTTTTCCTGATATATCAAGCAAAGGGCATCAACAGTCAAATTAAATGCCTGTAAATCAAGCACCAAATGTGGAAGACCGTTTGGTTCTACAGAAAAATCAAGTTTTCTAATTCCTTTGATTTCATGTCCATCTACAAAAAGATGAGTGCTTGACGGCGGCTCCCCCTCTCTTCTCGGCTTGATTTCAATTTTTTGTGGTTTGTGTTCCATATTTGCTCCTTTCATTATTTTCTTCTTCCTGCTCACTATGTTTCGAAGCAGAACTCTCTACCATTCCAAGGACATATCCTTTCTGAAAATCTGTCATATTCGGAATGGCATCACGAAGTTTTTCGACAACACGTTTTTCTTTTTCGCTCATTCAATCACTTCCTTTCATGCGCAATATCTGATTTCGTACTCTGCTACAATGTTCAAGTCGCATCCGAAAATATACATTAAAATAGGAAGAAACTAATTTCTTTTGTACTTCCCATGCCAAATCATCCGTGAACGACTTGGCCAACATTAGATAGCCCTGTTCGGTAAAAAGATACATTCCGTTCGGAGCAGTTACACCAAATTCCCCCTTGGCTTCATCCGAATTTCGGACGAAGTAATCTTCTCCTAAAATAAAGTGTTTCTTATTGTCGTTAAATATTTTTCTCGCTGTTCCGTCTGGTCTTTCATGTACCATGTCAATGTCCTTAAATGTGACCACTCGCTCGCCTTTGTACTCTTTGATGGAAATATCCGCATTTCCAATGTGTACCAAATTATCCATACTTTCACTTCCTTTCTGTGGTATAATTCCCTTATCATCAAATAAGGGAGGTGATACAATTTGAAATACTTTTTGTTTTGCGATTTTTCTACAATATCCTGCGACCGAGAAAAGATGGCAGAGATATTAACTGAAAACGATATAACGTTCGCAAATATCAATAATTTTTGTTGGGAACTAAAAGTTCCGGATAAGTTTGGAATTCCAATCTGCGACACGACCGCAGAATCTATTCACTGCCTGTTTTATCAGTACACTCACAAGAACTCTCTTCTTCTTGTGGTAAAAGCAAATGAATATTTTCCAAACGGAGATTAGGATATAATCTCTTTGTTTCTTCATATACGGTTTTGGTTTTCAGCCATTTCCGCATATGAAGAACCTGTTCCATGACATCCATATCGTGAATATCCACTTTGTTTAAAATCTTCTGCAATTCCTTTTCCATTCCATTAAAATAAGAAACCGGAACAACAATTATGTCATTTGCTGATTTAATCTCTTTCATGTTCTCACCTCTTTCCTGTTCATTTGATGTACATACAATAGCACATTAAATATACATTGTCAATAGTTTTTGTTGACTTAATGAACATTTAATGTTAATATAATTGTGAAAGGAGGGTAAAGGATGAATGAGAGAATAAAGCAAGTTCGGTTATCGACAAAATTAAGTCAAACCGAATTTGCAGAAAAAATTTTAGTCTCACGATCTGCTGTATGCAAAATGGAAAGCGGAGAAAATTCTCCATCAGAACAAACTGTTAAATTGATTTGTCAAGAGTTTAATGTCAATGAAGATTGGCTTCGCACCGGAAACGGAGAAATGTTTGTTGAGTTATCAAAAGACGAACAGATTTCAGCAATGCTTGGAGAAATCCAAAGATTAGGTGATGAAAACTTTAAGTATCGACTTGTTTCTGCACTGTGCAAGTTAAGCGAAAGCGATTGGACAGCCTTAGAAAATTTAGTAGATACGATTTCAGACAAAAAGTAAAAAAGAGCCAAGGGCAATGCGCAAACCCTTGGCTCTTTTCCTATTTTAATAAGTTGCTTATGTATGCATATATGGTTTTTAACCAATGCAAATTGTCGCATTTTTCAATGAGTTTAATGATTTCATTTTTGTAGTACTCTTCTCCCAACCTCAAAACCCCCAATCATGTGCCCTATGTAGCGATACGGATATTATAGAACGTGTGTTCGGCATAGTCAATCCCCAATTATGGGCGGAGCCATGCCAAACCCCACCCATGCCAGAACTTGAAGTGTCCTTTTGGACAAGTCCATAGTATCACTACAATATGCATGATTTCAACATTTTTCGGTCGCAAGTTTCGACAGGAAATGTCATTGCAGAGAAGCGGAAAGCTGTTTCTCAATCTCTTCTTGCACTTTTGCGCGCCAACGCATCGGCACTTCATCAATCGTCATTTTCTTATCTACAAGAATACGTCTCACGTAGAATTTAACCATTATGCTTCACCTCCTGCTACCATATCTGCAAGATCCTGAATTGCCCCGGCGTTTACTTCATGTCCTGCTTTAAGCTCATCAATTGCTTTTTCCATCTCTGTCTTAGTCCTCAAGCTGACCGTTACGGTGTACGTACCATCTTCTTTCCCATCCTCTCCCACGTTCGGCATATATGTAAACCCATCGGATTTCAGATCGGTGTATTTCCCCGAAACTGCATCGTTGTGTGTAAATGTAACTTTCTGCAGGTTGTCCGCAGAAAATGCATCCGTGATGGTCTTGACGGCTTCGAAATTCTCTGCCTTGATCTGGATGTTTCCAAGGCTTGCACCATCGGCAATTTCAAATTCTGTTTTGTTGGCTAAAATAATTTTATCCATGTTTTTTAATTCCTTTCTATAAAAATGGTTTATAAGTTATATTCGAATATTTGTTCGATAATTTTGGTTAAACGGCAGTTTAACTTTTGAGAACTTTCCAATGGTTTCAAAAAAATACAATCTTGCAAAAAACGGAAGCATTACTATTCCATGCTTGAATTGCATTATTTTTTTCGTTGGGCATTTAGCAAGACATTTTTTAATAGCGACAACCGTTGGCTATCAGTCAGACAGTATTAGAAGCAGAGTCTCGTTCGTTAATGGAAACGAGCAAATAGGAGTGACTATTGCTTATTCGAAAGAAGATACACTGGAGGCCTATTCCGGGAAGTTTACTATCAGTAATACGAGAGATTCGATGGATGTTATTGTCATAGGTATTAAAAATTACAGCAAAGTGTAAAGTTAATTATTTGTTGTTAGATTAGTATTTTTAATTATTTTTTCTCCGTCAGAAACATCTGGAACAATAAGATATTTTACAATAGATGCCTCAGATATATTTGATGCATTTTTGCAGAATGGAATATTTATAAGCACTATTGTAGTATTATCAATGCCATTAGCATAAAAATCGAAGTAAATAATATTTCCGCTGCGTACTATTCTAAACTTTTTAATTTGTCTAAGAGTATTGTACCTTTGAATTATATAGGGATTGTCTGCATGTTCTTCAATAATATCAAAGTTGCAATTGCCGCCTAATCCATTATTAAAAACTTGACTAATTGTGACATTAAAATGGTTATAAGCTGCTCCTTGTGCCCCTGTTTCCGAAAAATAAGTAATTTTAAAAAATCTAAACCATCCACCTGCCTTACCAATACTTTTTTCATAGTAGAAATTTTTAGTAATGCCATCCGGATTAATGATTTGAAATTTACTATTTAAACTGCCGTTTAAATCACTTATCTGCTTTGCAAGCGTACCATCCAGATCCGGATTAGCCTGCCGCGCGTCCAACGCAAACCCTTCCACTGTCGTAATCTGGTTGTTTACGATACTTTCCGGTTGCAGTGCGCTTCCGATTTTTTCTTTTAAGGTATCTGCCAACTTGATTACATTGTTGACCTGATCCATTGTAAGAGTCGTGCCATCAATGCTTACCTTAAGGGTTCCATCTTCTGCAATCGAAAGTCCGTCTGCCGGTTTCACAATCCCGGCATCCTCTTTCGTTGCGATTGCACCGACACCACCCACAATCGACTTCGACCAATATTCTGCATTTGTGGGTAACGTCCCCTTCGGCACAGCTTTTTTTGCTATGAACATTGTGTTATTATATGTTACCTCATCAAGTCTCTTATACTCCGTCTCTGCGCTCCAATCGCCCTTTGGCACAATTGCCACTCTTCCTGCTATAGCCATTTACGCCACCTCCCAATTCAAATTTCCGTCATTGTCAACAACAAAGTTATAAGCGGAATTGTCCGTGTAAATCAACTCTCCATCCTCATTCACATCAAATTCTGTCATTGTGAGTTTCTTGTTAATCTCGTTTTCGATTCCCTGTACCCGGTCTGCGCTGTCCTTTGCGTCTGTGGCAGATTTTGCCGCGTTGGTTTCGGACACCCCTGCGCTTTTGGCAGATGCTATTGCCTTGGCAGATTCCACTTTAATATCTGCAAGATAATCTGGGCGCAGATGCTTTTCTTGGATACTTCCCTCTTTCACGATTGCGGACACCTTACCGTCACTGCTAATTTCAAATGCAATGGTATTGCTATCTATAAATTCATACTGCGTGATCAGAGCGGACAAATCAACATTCTGCGTTGTGCCATCGTCCAGCGTGATTACTAATTGTTGTGTTTGCGGATTGTACTTAAAGTTGACCGCCAACTTTTCCAATTTTGTGTCAATCACAGCCTTGGAACCATTCATCTTAACCACCGTCAGCGTTCCGTTGGATTCATCCCAAAGGATTTCCTTTACAAGTTCGTTAGCTTTGGTCAAGTCAACTTTAGACGCATCCATAGCAACCACACGATCATCCAGATTGTCAATCGCCAAGTCCATCTTATTAAGATTGGATTCATTTACCGCTGTTTTTTCACTTGGAAAATTCTCCCAGTTGATACGACTATATATTTTCTGCATGGCTCACACTCCTTTCTAACGCTGATAATCTGCGTTCCAGATCTTCGTTTTTCTGCTGCAAAAGTTCGATTTCTTTCTGCTGCATCTGGATCATCTGTATGTGCATTGCATGGAGATTTTCCTTGTCGATTTTCCATGTCTTTAAATCTCCGTGAATTGCTTTTTCATCCTCTTCGGCATCTTCTTTTAGTACAAGTCCGCTATCGGACAATCCGGCATCCTGCAAAATCTTCTCTAAATCCTGCGCAATTAAACCAAACTGCAAGCCTTTGTGCTGCGTGATGTATCCGGATTTCCATGTGTATTCAACCGGGCACATTGCCATATACACGCTTTTAATATCCCTTAATGATTGTATATTATTTTTCAATCTTTTGTCGGAACTCGGAATAGAAATCAAAAGACCCTCGATATCCAAGGTACTTTCCCTCGAACCAAAATCAGACACTTTATTAAAGTGTCTGGGCGAATACTTGGTTGTAGAGCTATCATTAAGTGTATAATCTACATCTGTAAAATACCCACTTGGCAATTCGCTTTTGGTTGCGTAGTCGCTCAGCGAATTGTCAACATAACTTTCTGTCGCCAAGTTTTCCCCGTTTGCGTCAGTAACAGATAATAAGTCCAACTTAACATTCTGCAATAACGCATTATTTCTTCCGTCATGCCCTAATATCTCTACCCCAGATACCTCACCACTGTCAAAAAGCAGAGATTCTATTATATGTACTCGTCCGCTACCGTCCAGTTCAAAGTTGTTACATTCTACAATCAATCTGTTTCCTCGTAGCACAATTTGGTCAGCACTGGCATTGATCATAGAAATAACTTGGTCGTTCTCGTCTCTGCCTAACTTCAATTCCAGTGATGCGTCTAATTGCCCTTCTGCCTTTTGTGCACGATCAACTTCTGCTAAAATGCTTTTTGCGGTCTGCTCAAACTTGGTATTTGTCTGTTCTTCTAAATCCTCATAAGTGGATTGAAGATGGTCTGCGTTCCTCTCTAACTTTCCGGTACGTCTTTCCACGCTTTCAAGTGTTTCTCTGATAGAATTAACCTTTGCGGAGTGTGTCTGCGTACCCTGTGCCGAGATTGAATCTCTCTTGCTCTGTACTCCGGTTAGGGTGCGTTGCAATAGATACGTTTCAACAATCTCTCTTGTGGTATTGAACCGGATTGGTTCCCCAAGTGTCAGACATGGATTGCCGACACAAGTGCAACTTTTAATCGGCGTATATGCTGCCTGTGCCATAATCGGCAATAGGTTATTTGCAATCTGTTCCAGCTCCGCTCCGGTCTTGTCTGATACAAGAAAGTTTCCTGTAATCGAATAGTTGTTTCCGGCAGTTCCAACAATAGCACCGGCGTTATCATTGCTTGTCTTGATTTCAAGCTGCGTAATTGCCTTGCTTTGAAAGTCCTCGTAATCAAACGTGATGTAGTGTCCGGTCATGGACTCTGTGTTTGCATCAGACGGAAATAAATTGTCTGCCGGGAACAAATCTTCTGCCGGATAAAGCGCGCTTGCGATTGCTTTCAGAAAGACATACTCAAACTTGCCATCTCGGTTGATATTACCAAAGCATCCGTTAATCTCACAGATTGCCGTTACAACCGTTTTTCCACTGATAGAGGACTCTTCTGTAACCGCGCTTGAATCGTCCGTCTGTGTGGCTACAATCGTCTTATTGACTGTCATGGAATCGTTAGGCAATGTTGCTACCGCCTGTTCAATTCCGAGATATGCAAAGAAGCTATCTCTGAACTGCTTAAGCGTCATGGGAAAGCTAAGTCCTGCATACCAAGCCTTTACATCGGAATTGATAATGTCATACATAGCGTCATATGCCGTAATCTGCCGTTTTGTCCGGTCAGCCGTAGGAACATCGGATGCAACCTTAAAAACTCCGTATAGCATCGGATTTTCGCTATCTCCGTCAACTGTTTCCGAAATGGAAATAGTTCTACCGTTAATGCTTCCTGCGGTGTTTCGTGCTGTGAATTTTACACAGTTTGCTTCACACGCACCAAACTTTAACTCTGATTCCGAGCAAAGACTTTCTTCAAGCGAAAACGTACCGACTTCGAGCATCGAATTGTCTATTTTCTGATTTGTTCCAACAACAGATATAACCATCTGCTTGTCTGTGCCGGAATCCCAATACTTTTCTTTTAAATTGCTATTTATCATATACACCACCTACAAACGAAAATTTTATTGGGTCATACTTAATCTTCCCATTCGCCACAGAATAGAACGTAGGCTGAATGTCAGCGATATATCCGTACTGCGTCACATATCCGCGTTTCTCCGGCACGTATGCCGTGATATAACCGCCACGCTCTTTTGCCTTGGTATAGTTCTTTTCAATGTTCTTCCAAAAATCATCAAACTGCTTTTCGGTCAGCATGGCTTTGGTTTCAAACTCGACCTTTAGGGCTTTCAGTTCCACGGCATCACGATGCTCATATCCGTTTTCATCCGTCCAAGGGTCTTTGTCCTGCATATTTACATAGGAACTAAACGTATCCTGCTTTATTAAACTGTTCGGTATGGTATAATTCCCAAACTTTACCAAATATCCACCATATCCCATCGTTTACCTCCTAAAAATGGGTATAAAAATAGCACCTACCGTTTGGTAGATGCTATCCATTTGATTAAATTTTAAGCTACTACTGATTCCCATTCAGATTTCAGCTTTTCTACATCGTTTTCAAAAAGTTTGCAAGCTATTTCGTACAACTGCGGAATCATTCCCATTTCCCTGTCGATATAATCCATCTTGTTTCTTACTTTTGGTTTGAGTGCGCAACCTTCCATCCTTGATTTAAGGTTGCAGTGATATTTCCTTTCAAATTCTCCATAAAGCAACGAATAGCGTTCTTGATACTTTCCATCGGCACCGAAACGGACAATCTGCGTTATCCGCTGTCTCTTGGTCGCCAAGTCAATATCATCAACGAGTCCGATAATAACATCTTCCTTATGGATGATTTCTTTCTTCTGCCTTTTAATGATTTCGTTCTGCTCTCTAACAGTTTTTAATGTCTGTGAAAATATCAGCTTAGTGTTTTCATCTGCATATGGCAGGTAAGTGGAAATAAATAATTCATCATTATTGACATATCCACCTGTTTTACGGATTGTAGGAAGAACCTCGGATGTTACCCAACGTTTGAACTTATGAAGTTTTTCTTTTCTTTCGTTTATAAGGGAGTCGTTTTGTGACACACCCTTTGCTTTCTGCGGTTGCATTTGAAAAAGCAAGGAATATAAACCGCTTTCATTAACAATCGTCATTTTTTGTTTTCCACCTGGAGTATCAATTTGTGACACACCCTTATCAGAATCATCAATATTTGAAAGGCTTCTTCTGTAATTCGTATCTCCGAATACTTCGCATATGTCCTTTCCAACAAACCAAGGTTCATCATCTACCATGGTCATTCTTATCTGTCCGAATATAGGATTTTCAAATACCTCAATGCCGTTTTGAATCTTAAGCATAAGTTGTGATTTTTTCATTCGTGTCTACCTCCATACATTTTTATCTGAATAAAAAAGAGGAAACCGCTTGTGAAATCACATTGGTTTCCTCTTTCGTACAGTATGGCGTTCGAGTAAGTAATCCGCATCTTCACGGATAAGGTTGTTTCCTTAGTAATAAGGATAGACTATTTTTGATTTTGTGTCAATCCGATTTTGGAATTAAAATAAGCCGTGTTTCCACGGCTTAAATATCATTTACTTTTTAACTTCAAAGCATACCTTTGATTCGTTCCAATAGTTTGTTTCATATTCAAGAGAAATATTTTTGGCATCCTTTGGGATTTCAAAGCATACAACACCTTTTGTTTTCTTTCCGGCTGATAATGTTGCATCCAAATCTTTATCCTTGCTTGAATATGCGCTTTCCATATCATAGCCATCAGCATAACAGTTAAAATCCATAGAGGAAACATATTGATCTGAATCTGAAATATTTACAAATTCAAACTCAAATTTGTAAAACTCATGTCCTTTTGCTGGATCGTCGTATTCTTCTGTGTACGGCTCGGCTTTCAAAAACGTAATCCTCAAATCTTCCGTCTCAACAGTATCTCCAACCTTAAAAGGTTCATTAACCTTTTCTTCTGTTGCAGTTTCTGTCGAATGGTTTTCCGTGTCTTGAATTTGCGTTTCTTCATTTGATGATACTTTTTTAGGTTGGTCTGAATCATTTCCGTCAAATATAAGTGACGCAAAAATAAAAATAATTATCGCAACTATTGAACAAATCAGACCTGCAATTGCAGTTCCATGCCCTTTCCATTTTTGCGTAAGTGCAATTATTGCGCATACGAGACCGATTATTGCAGGGACTACACCTATCGCAACACATGCTAACAAAATTCCTGCTATTCCGCACACTAAAGACGCAATTCCCCATCCGCTTTGTTTCATAATCAAATTCCTCCCAAAAATCCTTTAACTCATTTTAGTAACCCAAAAGAATCTGTCACGTAGTAGTCGGAATCTTCCGAGTCCTCATTCCAGACAACTAGGGATAGTTGTATGTTGTCAATATTCTTTATTGGCAAGCTCACAATGTTATCATCCATTGTCCACCACGTTACATAGGCTTTTTTATGCGGAGATAAATCTTGATATAACGTTCCTTCTACCATAGCATCATTTACTGATGATGTGTCAGAATTAACCGTAATATTATTGTCTGTAATATTTTCGATTGTCAAGCAAGCTATAAGTTCGTCCGGGTATGTTCCCTTCTTTAGCCCTGTAAAGTAAACCCTAATGCTCGAATCTTCGTATGCAAGTCTGTTGATTTTCTCTTTCACGGTTACTTTGCAAGAAATCACTTTCTTTCCGACTTTAGCTTTGATCGTTGCCGTTCCGAATGATACTGCTGTAACAATTCCGCTTTTACCTACCTTTGCAATGCTTGGTTCGGTTGAACTCCATTTAACTCTTGCTTTTGTTCCGGTAACTTTCAATTTCTGTGTTTTCCCAACATCAAGCGAAATTGCTTTCTTGTTTAATTTGATAGTTGCCGCCTGTGCAACAATCTGTTCCCCATCTGCATTTTGGATTGGCATAGCCGAAATCAAAACGGCAAATGCCAATCCCATCGCTACTAATAATTTTTTTGTGTTTCTCATAATGACTCCTTTCTTGTGATATGATTTATTTAGAATTATATCACGTTCTATTATAGAAGTCACTAAAAAACATATACATTGTCTCCGGTTCGATTGTAATGTTCTCTACCATAATCCCTTGCAGCTTTTCCTATGTCGTTTGTAGTAATTCCGAAATTTTTCTGTAAAATAGCTTGTAATAACTGATTTTGTTGTCGCAGTAAGGAAACCTCTTGCGCAGATGTTGAATTGATAGCATCTTTGATTCCGGTAATTTCTTGGCTTCCTGCGACCGCTGGCTTACCTCCGACTGTTCCCATAATTTCCGGAAGTCCATTTTCTCCAACTGTTGCTATGCTATATTTATCCATAAAACCGCCCGTTGCATAAGCCTTTACTTTAGGTAGGCTCACTTTCGGCACAAGATCGACTCCGCTCCACTTTACCTTTGCTACTTTAGCCGCCGCAGAAACAACACTGTTGAACCCTCTCAAAACGGTATTCACTCCACCGATCAATGAATTTATTGCTGTTTCAATTCTTGAAATTACGGTGTTCATTGCCCCGGCAACACCACTTTTCACGCTATTCCATAATTTGCTGAATATTTCAGCTACACTTTCTTTCATCCTCGAGAAAGCATTTTTTATCGGGGTGGTTACATGTTCTTTAAACCAACTAGAAACACTATTCCACGCCCCGGTTACCGCTGTCTTTGCCGCGCTAAAAGCTTTCTGAATAGATTCTTTTGCCGAGCTAAAAGCATTCTTGATAGGTGTTGTAACATGCTCCTTAAACCAACCGGAAACCACCGCCCATACCGATTTTACAGTTGTCCATAGAACCTTGAATGCAGTTGATACTGCCGATTTCAATAATTCAAAATTCTTCTTTATTGGCTCTATTACCTTTGATTTAAACCAATCAGAAACAACAATCCATACAGCCTTGACAATGATCCACAATCCTTCAAAGATTTGACCAACTCTTTTCGAAAATCCTTGGAAAAATGAAACAATAGGAGTTATAACATTAGTATTGAACCATCCAGAAACTGTTTTCCATACACCGGATATATCTTTCCATAAAGAAGAGAAAAAACCGGAAACAGATTCCCATAATCCCTTAAAAAAACCGCTTATTGGCTTAATCACATTAGTATTAAACCAATCTCCTGCTTTTGAGAAAATTCCTTTTATTTCTTTCCAATGATCCTTGACTACTACAGCCGCCGTTGCAACACCGGCTACTATTCCTGCGGTAATCGCTGCAGGTGCTGCCGCTACTCCTAAAATAACCGCTCCGACTGCCGTAATCGTAACTCCGACAAGCATAAGTGCTTCATTAAGCCAACTGAATCCGTTCTTTAACATGGTCACAAAGTTTGATATTGCAGTAAATGCGCCAATCGCAACAGAGCCAATCCCGGTTATAGCTTTTGCTACCGGGCTGATAAAAGAAAGTGCGCTCTCTGCCGCACCGCTACCGAATAAAGCTTTGACACCAGCTGAAACAGTTGTTCCAAGTGTAGCAAACGCCCCACCTATTTTTTTTGACAAAGCGGTAGACAATACTGCCGAGATTCCCTCATTTGCCGCAATTTCAACGCCAAGCCTTGATGCAAGTGAACCAGCTATTGCTTTTGAAATGGAAGTTCCGATTATATCAAGTGCGGTTTTTGCAAGATGTAATCCAAGAATTTTTTTGATTGTCAGCGCACCGATTATGATTCCAACTGTTTTTACATCTAGGTTGCTTAAAAACTCCTTTGCTCCGTTCCATACATCCTTCCATGAAATTTTACTTAATGCTGTCGTAACTGTATCAAACGCGCCCTGCGCCCACGAATTAAGCGTTTTAGCCAATAATGCAAAGTCAAAGTTTTGGAAAAACTTGTTTATTCCGTCTGCGATTGAATTTCCAAATTGCTTCCAATTAAATGTCGTTCCAAACGAATCCAATCCATGAAGCACCGTGTTTAATGAATTTGCGATCAGTTTTCCGGTTTCTCCGAAAAGCGTTGTTCCTTTTTGCCCTTTAAATAGTCCGTTAAGGAATTTGGCTAATCCCCTTCCAAAACCTTCAGCTTTTGCATACACTTTTTCCCATTTAATTTTTTTCATTGCGTTAATTAACGCACCGGAAATAGACTCTCCCAACTGTTCAAGGTCTTTGATTTTGCTTTTGAATTTCTTAAAGATGGTGTCCGTCTGAACTAATCCACCATCAGCACCGGTGCCGCCACCAGCACCTGAACCAGATCCAGAACCAGAACCTTTATTCCCGGAACCGGAAGTATTATCTTTACTTTGTTTTGAAATAACCTTTAATTCATCAAATGCACGAGTTGCCTGTTGGATTTCCTTTTTTGCTTTCTTGGCATTTTTTGCGATACCACCCGTGTTTTTCCCTGCGTTTCCTGCGGCATTGCTTAAATCGTCCATGCCGTCAGATGCGCTTCCAATATCATCAGCAAGACCGCTGATTCCTGCCCCTTTGCTTGCTTCATACTTCCATCCGAAGATAGAACCTAAAGCATTTGTTACCATCTCTGCGAAGGAAATAACCTTTTGCAGAACTGAATTAAGTACCTTGATAAATGGCTTGAATGCATTGATTAAACCACCACCAACAACCGCTCCAAGTGCTTTGAAGTTCTCTTTAAGCATGGTTATCTGATTGTGCCACGTATCTGCTGTACGTGCGAAATCTCCGGTAATATTGGTTGTATGTGCAAGCACATATTGATACCTCAACATAGCTTTTTCAGCCTGTGTCATTGAGGAAACGTTTGCATCAAGTCCTTGCTTTAACGCCCATTCCTTTAATGTTGCCTGCGTCAAGTCGATACCATAACGCCGCATAGGTGCCGTAGTACCGGAAAATACAGATTGCAGACTCTTGGCAATATCTTCTTGACTCACATCGTAGAATGAAGCCATATCTCCGGCTAATTCTGTCAGCCGGATAGACATTTTTGCCATCTTCCCCTGTGGAATATCAAGGGCAGTTCCCATTGCTTGGAAACGGCTTGCAAACTGTTTCGCGGACAATTCAGACATACCAAATTTTTCAATGGATGTTTTTGCGAAATTGTTAATTAGGCTTTCATACTGCCCGAATGTCTGCCTTACAACGTTCTCAACCTCTGTCAGTGAGGATGATATGTCAATGGCATCTCCAAGTAGCCTAAATCCACGGAATAAAGCCCAGTACGTTGCATACACTTTTCCGATTGCAGACGCAAGGGAGAACGACTTCTTGGTAACCGCAGAAGCACTTGAACTAAATCCGCTAAATGAGCTTGTGATGCTTTTTGCCGCTGTTCCTGCCGCTCCACCTGTACGCGATAATTTTGCCAATGCGTTTGTCATGTCAATAATATTCCGGCTTACACTAGGGGCTTTCGACAGTTCGGACATAAGCTGTCTCATTGCCGTAGCAAGTTTCGGGATATTTTCAATCGCCTTGGTGGAACTCTGGTAGCCAAGCTGTTTGATTGCAGATGCAAGGTCGGTCAGACCCTTAACAGATGCTGACATTCCAGAAAGCCCTTTTACTGCATTGGAAATCTGACGCATAGAACCAGCCGCGGCATTAATCTGTCTGCTGTTGATAGAGCCTAATTTGCTCACATTTCTTGCAACTGCAGAAAAAGTCCGTGTATCAATTCCACGCATTGCCGTCATTGCCCCTGCGAGTCGGTTTACCCCTGTGGAAAGACTATTCAGATTTCCGGTACTAAGTCCTGAAAGTGCGGAAGATAATCTCCCAAGCCTTGTCACAAGCGCATCTATCTGACCGCTTGCCTGTTGTGCCTGTGCTTGGATTTTTATTTCTAAGGTTTCTAATTCCAACAGTTACACCTCCTTTATTTAGTTTTAGAAAAAGGCGGTAGGATTTGACCCCTACCGCCCTTGAATTACTTTTTCAGTTTTCCCTTTTTCAGAAGAGAAAGCATTTTTGAATTTTCCTCTGACGTAAACTTAAAATTGGAAAATCCGTTCTTTTTTGCGATTTCCGCACGATGTTCTTTCGATACATCATCTTCCCCAACCGCTTTTAACGCTTCAACGATTGAACCGGAATTTCCGGTATACTTCGGATAATACTTGGCTTTGCTTTTCTTCGCGCCGCCTACAACAATCACTGTATGACCTTTTGTGCGTGTCACAAGAATATCTCCGTTGCGAAGAACAAACCCTGCATGATAAGAACCCATATCATCAAACAAACCGGATTTCAAAATTACCGGTCGTTCATTGGATGTATTGAAATCTCCCACATCCTTGCCGGATGCATAGATAATACAAGCACGTACAAGAGAAGAACAATCGCATTCCGTCTTGACTTTTGTGTTGATACCATGTTTAATAACTCCGTAGCGTTCCGATTGGTCATAGCCGATATTTTTGTTATCAGATGCAATCTTCATAGCTTCGGCTAACTTCTCCGCAACCTTATTGTCCTTTGCTCTTAACACATTCCATCCCTTAGAATGGTTATAAAACTTCTGTGTAGACACTTCCTGTCCGGTCTGGTCTCCGGCTTTCCCACCAGAATAACAGTTGCCGTGTTCATCATGCCTAGCACTTCCAATAATTACTGCCATAGCAATACCTCTTTTCTTAAACTATCTTTGGTTTTGGTAAATGTGATTGCCTTGATTTAGCCGCCCATTCTTCTTCTGCCTTAAGCATTTCTCGTATCTCTGCATCTGGATCGTCCGTATTCTGCTTTTCAATGGAATCATAGCAAGTTTCTTTCACGTACTTGCTATTACCCTTGCCGAATGTCGCGTCTATTGCTGTCACGAGTGCTGACGTTGCGTATCTGCCAAACCACATATACATTTCCATGTCGCGTTGCTTCCATTCTGCCTTATATGCATCCACATAAGGCTTAAGCAACTCTGGATTCATCATATCTATATCATCAATGGAAAATCCGTAGCCTTTCGTTACCATAAGGTAAAACGGACGGATTTCCGCAACGTAATATTCCCATGTTAATTCTTGGCTTTCGCTTTGGATGGGGTCTTTTTCTTCGCCTGCTCCTGCGCTTTCTCTATCGACTCCATCATCTGTGCTAAAAAACCGTTTGTCATCATTTCCTCCTGCATATCAGCGAATAAATTCATGCAGTTAATCTCGTTTGTATCAATCGCATCATAGAGAATGTCGGACACCTTCTCAAGTTTCTCATCGTAACCATCGTTTGTTTTGTAATCATATCCAAATTCTTCATTGTGATGCATCTGCAATCCCACAAGAAGCGTCTTAGGAAGTGTTTCAAGAAGAATATCTTCCATAGAGGAAATATCTTCCATGTCCTGCGTCTTCATAATATCCTGTAAGATATGTGATTTTAACGATGGTCTTGTTGCAAACTGAATTGTATATTCTTTTCCACCTAACTTTACTTTCATGTTTTACCTTGCCTTTCTGCCCTGTATTGGCAAGGGGCAGTGTTGCCACCGCCCCATTGTTGCTTATCTCATTGCTTCAAGTTCTGCTATCGACCGTTCATCCTCGCCTACCGGTGCGGTCGATTGCTCGTCCGATAGGCTTTTTACCCCACCACTGTTACAGTGAATGTTCCATCGTTGTTATCAACGACAGTCAGCTTATCCGTAACAAGCTCTGATGCTGTGCTTGGAATAACTGTTACCGTCATTTCAAGGATTTCATCGTTTCCACCTACATCGTTAGGTGTGGCTGTTGCAGTTCCTACATATGCGTACTTCGCTACACCGCCAATACCGTCCGTTCCGTACAGATGGATAATATCAAGTTTTTTATCTCCATATCCATCCACCTTTGAAAGATATTCTTTTTCAAGATTTCCTGTGATTTCTCTTGAATCAGAAGTCTTAATTCCTTTTTCAAAAGTCTGCTGATCATCTTCCATCGTTGTTGACTCTACCGTGTTTGGTGGTGATGCAGGGCTTGGAACTGACTTAGCCGCAACCAAAAGATTGTATGTTCCCGCAAAGTCAGCCTGTTTTTCCGTGTGCTCTTTTACAATGACACGTGTTCTATAGCTTGTTGATGCCATATTTTCTACTTCCTTTCTGCTTATAGCTGATCTAAATGCTCAACGTTTCCAATTACGCGAGTTGCGCGGAATGTAATTGTCCGCACTTGCTTGGAAATTGTTGGGATTACATTTGATACCTCAAACATTTGTTGCTTAAAAAAAGACACCGCATATGCTGCGATGTCCTTAGTTGCTTTTCTTGAACCTTTGTTTGTAATTGTGATCTGAAATGTTGGGCGAATTGCGTTGATTGTCTTTGCTTCATTCGTTCGTCCGGCTTCTGTGCCACCGATTTGTCTGACTAAAAGTGTCGGGAATGTTGCGGTACCGCCCGATTCTTCATCTTGCGTCACTTTAATTCCTCTTACCTTGCTTTCCATGTACGATTTTAAAAGGGAACATAAGGTATCTTCAAAATCAAGTGCCCAACTGTTTAACTCATTTTCCACCGAATACCTCCCTTGCAATCTTTACATACTGTTGAATAATCTGTTGTTCCGCATTATACATAGGCATTGTGGCTTTGATACCATGGGTATAACGCCATGTTTCGGTCTTATCGTCCCAATAGTACCAACCATCTTCAAAAGCGTGTATTTGCCCCGGATACGTGCCGACACCAAATCCAAGCTCTGGTGCTTTTGGGTTCTCTTTGGAGTTATAAAAAATACCGGCTCCAAACTCTACTGCCAATAAAGTGTAAAACGGCTCTCTATCTTCTGACGTTACCGTTTTTCCTGTTGCAATCAGAATCGCGTTCGAGGTCATTAACTGCGGTGCTTTATCAACCCTTACCGTTATCGTGTTCCCTATTGGAGATTTCGATATTTGTTTTATTGCCACCGTCTGACCTTCCTGTGCAAGCCTAGAAACAAGTAAATCGCATTTAGCCTGTAAACTATCGCGGTACTGTTCTAATTTCTTTGTAGCGTCTTGTATGGACTTAGTGGATAGTGTCATTGAAATAGGTTTCTTTTTCATACAATTACCTACTTAATATTTTTCCGAAGAAGAAACAAATCCGTGGTCAGTCCTTCATCAGCAACGCCTTTTACGATGTAGTCTGCGGTTTCTGAATCCACAAGTCCATCATCAGTGCGTCTGACTTCCGAACGTTTCCACACCACATCACCGGCTTTCAGTGGCAAATATCCTTTATCCGTGACAAGCTGACAGTATGATGTACTATCATCAATGCCAAATTCTTTCACAAGGGCTTCCGACAGCTTATTGCTGATATTTGCTTGGAATGTCGTAGGTTCTGAAAACCCTTCAACTTCCTCACCTTTTGGAATCTTGTTGCCTTCGGAATCTAAATAAGGTACAAAGTTTCCATCGGAATCCTTGTACCCTTCATAGACAATATCTCCATTTTCGTCAGTTTGTGGGATAAATACCCTCTGACCGGATTGCGAATATTTCATTTTCTGCTTGTTAATGTCAAGCATTGGTGTTTTCCTCCGGGATTCCGGCAACACTCGTCAGAAGTGATAACACTCCGGCAAGGACTGATGCAGAAAGAACATATTTCCAATCCACTGCACCCATAAATGCCGCCGTTCCAATTCCAGCAACTGCCGCCTGCGCAACAGTCTTGATTGCTCGGATTCCGGCTTTCTTAGTCCAATCTTTCCAATTCCTCATGGCTTTTATCTCCTTTCCCTATATGAATTTCTTCAATCTCATGTTTCATTTTCGTAACCATTCCATTCCCACCTAACGCATGGTACGCATCATACATCTCACAGAAGTTCTGATAGGCATATGACGGTATTTCTCCGATTCTGGTGTACTTTGCATGGTATTCAATAAGTTGGACGCGCAAAAGGAGCATTGTCCCCTTACTGTTCGCATCCCTACTTTTCTTTTGCTGTTTAAGAAGCCAAACTATATATCCAAGCACTATCGGAAGTGCCACAAGATAAGTTTGAATCAAAATACCTTTCATTTGAATCTCCTTTTAGCGCACTGCCCACCACCGCTTAATGTGCGCCGCCTGCAACCATTTTACCGACACCGGCAATATGGTCACGCTCAATCTTCTTTAATTACATTGCTTTTACAAACGGAAACACTCCAACAAAAAGGCTTTCACGGTCTTTCCATGTCCGGCTCACGCCGTTTTCAGAATAACTTGCCATGTATGCTTCTCCTGCCTGTGACCGGTCGTACACTGCCAAATTAACCATAATGTTTTCATAGTTCTTAACATCACTGTCAATCTGGTCTTGCGTGTATGTGTCCGGATAGTTCCGTCTGCTGATAATCTCTTTCCTTGCCTGCTCTAAAAGCTGTTCAATCAAAGGGTTACATTCTTTTTCATCAAACACAACTTTATCGGACTTTTCTCCGGTCGTTTCGTCCTCTACCTCTTCTATATGAAATTGTTTTAAACGAATTTTTACTTGTTCGACAAGCGTGTATGACATAAGCGATCTCCTACAATTTAAACTTTGCAATCAGAATTTCTTTCAGTTCCGCACCGCTTGTCGCTTGTGCATTTTCAATCCCTTGCTCTGCGGCAAGTTTTTGTAAGTCTGCGGTACTCATTCTGTTGATTTCGGTCTTTGTATATCCAACGGAAGATACCGGAGAATTACTCTCCGGCACCTCTTCTCCTGCGTTGTACCATTTACCATTATGAATCACTATATATGGATATTTCATAGTTGCACCCCCTACTCTTCGCTATGAACCTCATATACAAATGTGCTATCCATATTCTCGTATGATGGAAGTACAACCTCAGATGCAAATGTTGACATCTTCATAGGTGGTCCATACTCTGTCTTTGTAGCGACTGTAATACCTACACCATATGTTGTTACATCAACATCAGCTACCTGTCTTGCAGTTCTTTCTTCCGGTGTAGTGCCAAACCAAGTGCTTCCAAGGCTGCCTTCTGGAAGAAGTGTAACCTTGTTATCCGGGTAGAAGTACTGCTCTTTGCCATCATCATCAATGTACATCTTATCGTAAAGTACGATAGTGAGCTTCGCCCTCTTCTGTACCACCGAAATAACAGTATCATCGTCAACCTCAATAGTTGCTGTAAGGTTCTGTGCAAGAATTGAGTTTCTTATTTGTGCATTGTCAAGCAGATATTGGAATGTATTGCTGTTCATAAGTGCGTATCTAGCAATCTTACCCTGCTTCTGTAACTTCTTTCTTGCATTGTTAAGGTCTGTAAGTGGCTTTGAATTAGCTGTATCGCTCCACATGCTTGTGCCGGATAACTTTGCGTAATGGTCTTTTGCGTATGAGCCATCCTTATCGTAATCATAAGCGTACTGAACGCCATCACTTACAATAGCAATTACCGGATGACCTGCATTTGTAGAAAGAAGTGACATTCTCATGCGCTCCGGTACAACTTCTGCGCCGCTTACGAGGTTGTTAGTGTCGTCATATACACTTGATAAAGCACTTGCAAGGTAAGGGTCGTCTTCTGATTGAATACGCTCGATTTCAAGCATTTCCTCTTCACCAACTGTCATTCCCTCGCGGAAAAATGCCATCTGTGTTTTTTCCTTACTTAATCCGCCTCTAGCTCTAAGAGTTGGGATTGTGTCAAAATTAGATGGCGCAAGTGAAACCGGCAAACCCTTGTGTGTCTTAATCCAACTTAAATCAAGTCCCTGCTTCTTTCTTTCTGGAAACCACTGTAAACCAAGATAAGGTATCTGATTACTAGCGTTTTCTGTTGCCGATAATGCGATAGACTTACTGTCTAATACTTCATTAATTAACATCTATTTACCTCCTGTTATTATTCAAATACAATCATTGGAAGAGCTGTCTTAACTTCTGCGTCATATGTAACGCCGGAATGCGCTTCTGCTACCTTTGTATTAAGATATGCTTTTTTAAGCAATACTCCCTGTGGTCTGTCCTCTGTTACATCGAACCTTAAAATGCCTACTACTGTGGCTGTATTGTCAGCCTTTCCGGTTGCTCCGATTGGTGTACCTGCCTTGACAATTCTCTTGCCCTGTGCGTTTTTAGTTGTCACGCCGTCAAAATCAAGTGTTAATGGGATTGCTTCGTTAGGCTCTCTCTTTAAAATTTGAACATCTCCTGCGTATGAAGTCTTTTCATACTGCATATTCATTTCCTTTGCCATTTCTTACCTCCTGTTATTACTGAATGTAATGTGATAAAACGTCATTGTTCTTAGGTGCGTTAGATATAAGGCTTTCTGCTATCTTTTCAGCGTTTGTCTTATTGTCTGCACCGCTTTTATTACTGCCGCCACCCGGAATATCCTGATGTTTTGCAATCTCCTGTTCCTTAGCCTGTGCCGCAGCTGTTTCTTTTTCGGACATAATCTTGCCAAGTTCGGTGTAATCAAGGCTTCCATCATCTTTAACAACCGTCTTTGCCTGTTCAGCAGTAATCTTAAAATTAGTCATAGCTGCTTCCCTCTGGTCTCTGATAGCGTTAGATTTCTGTAAATCTGCTATCTGCTGATTAGCTGTATCTAATGCCTTATTTGCCTTTTCAAGCTCCGACATATTACCAGCCTGTATTTCATCAAGCTGCTTCTGTAAGCCATCTGCTGTGTCAGCCTTAGCCTTGTACTGCTTTGCCTTGTTTTTCTCGGTAGCAACTTCTGAATTGTTCTGATTAAGAAGATTTGTAATCTGTTCATCTGTTGCTTCTGGAAAAAGTTTTAATACATCTTCTCTTGTCATAATTACCTCCGTTAAACACACGCTTTTGTTACCGCAGGTCGCTCCTGCTGTGTTCTTCTGCTATTTACCGCATAGCTGCAAAATGTATAAAATAAAAGCAGCTACCGATTATTCGATAACCGCCTTATTTTGCTGATTATTATTAAGTTGATTAACTATCTCTTGTGCTTTTTGTTCTTGTGCTTCCACATCATCAATAGTCTTGTATATATTATCAAGATATGGTTTTGATAAAAGGAATGTCTTTTCTGCATCTCCCCATAAACCAACTGTCTTAATTGCTATAAGTGGATGTATGCCACTTTGAAGCAACACTGTAAGTGTCTGTGCTTTAGTGTACATATTGTCCTGCGGACTGTGATTTATTTGTACATCAAAATCTCTAACCGATAGTTTTAAGTCTTCTCCTGCAAGTCTTAGAATATTAAGAATTACTACCGCTAACCGCTTTTCGCACGATTTAACAATAGGGTCTTTCAGTTTTGCTCTTGTCTTAGAGAAATCCCATCCGTTTCTTAACTCGACCGCTCCTTGCGTATCTCCGCCTGTGTTGCCCTGTTTGTTTGGTATAGCCAATATAGATAATGTGTTATCCCACAAATCTTCTTTAGCAACTTGACATTGTGTCTGATTAAGCTCTTGTGTCATAATTTCGACATCCGACTTATTGTCCTTATTGATGGACTTAACTGTAAGAGCGTGGTTCATTTTCATTTTTGCAAATGTTTCTTCATCAACTTCGCAATTTACAAACTTAACCCAGTATTCAACAAATTGCTGTATACTATCCATTCTGTTAGACTGCATATTGTTAATAGCATCAAGCATGCCTACAACAAGCTCAATATCGGATATTCTTTCGTGATTATTAGGAAACTCAACGATAGGGATTTCACCATATGTATGTAGTTTTGCTTCAACTACTTTGCTGTCAACAATTCTAAAAGACATAGTGTCGGAAAATGCCATCTTATACCAGTTTTCATCCTCATCTTTAAGTTCTTGCACAACAAGCATAGGTTCTTCTGTGCTTTCATTGTAAACAACGTAAGTATTCATTGGTGTAGGTGCTACAATTCTAAACGGCACATCACCATTTTTAGGTTGAACCGCCTTAAAGGATGTTCCTGTTGCCGATTGCCATTCTCCAGCCTTAATGTCTTTTTCTTGTTTATTGGCATCTGCCATAAAATCATTAAGCGCATCGACAGCTTTATTGATAGTTTCATCATCTTTGCGGCTTATAAACTGAATCGGTTCGCCATATGTCTGTCCTACTTTGAATTGAACAATTTCATATGCGTGGTTTTCTACAATCTTATTTGTAATATCCTCGTTAGTTAGCTTATGTCTATATAATATTGGTTGGTCGCCTTTGTAATAATCCCACAGATACTTAATAACGGGCTTATTCCAGTTGAATATTCCAATTGTACTTCCAATAACCTTAACAACATTGTTAGCAGTTATTGTATCTACATTCGTGTATGCAATTTTTCTACCATAACAGCCTCTGACAAGGTCATGAAAATACTGTGTATTCATATAAATAAAACTCCACTACTGCAAGCGCGTTTTGGTATCGGCTTTGTTTCAATTTTGCCTGTTGCCACGCGATAAATCACAATATGATTGCATTTTTTACATTTACACGGATGATCTATCGTAGATCTCCCATCATAATGTCCGGCAATTCTTCCGCAATCCGGGCAATATATAGTTACTTTTTTCATAGCAACCTCTTTCTTGTAAATAAAAAACACCGCCATTTCCGGCAGTGCCTTTTACGGGTTATATGCTTTTGGGGGTTGTAGGAATTTGTTTTTCTACTCTTTTAGTATATCATGCAAGTTTTAGGAAATGTTGTGAAAGAGTGTGAACTATTGTGTACTTTTATGCACTTTTTTCAGAATAAAGCTGTCCATAACGTCTTTCAAACTCCTGCAATGCTCTTTTTCTAAGTTTCATAATGTTCCTGTAGGAATATTTCATTTCAACAGAAATCAGGTTCCAATCTTTTCCATTGACATAGTGCGATGAAAGCACGATATATACATCTGTATTATCCATACTGTCAATTTGCGATATGATAATCCGTCTTTTATCAACCAATTCATCTACAAGCGTCTGGATCTCATTCTGTAAATCAACAATTTTCGATACCGCGCCCCCCATCTTGTCGGGATTGCCGGATGATTGCACATCCACCTCTTTCGGGGATATGGATATAGATGTTGCCATATCGGATAGCCTTTTGATTTCTTCCAGCTTATTTGCAATCGCATGGTCAATTCTGCTTATCTGTGAAAGATATTTGTCTGTTGTCATATCCTAATACCTCCTAAATGGGTTTACTGCCGCTTCTACCTTTGCTTGTGTTCCGCTTCGCATCTCGTTCTCAAACAAAGCAACTGAATCCGGTGCATCATCATGCTTTACTTTTCCGCTTCTTGTCATTGTCGTAAGCTCTTTCATAAACTTGTAATATTGGCTCTGCTTGTCCATTTTCTTGAAATCGCGGAAATAATAATCACGAATGATATTATCTCTTGCATTTTCCATTCGAGTTATTTTGTTTGAACAATTAAACTTGAACCGTGCGCTACATCTTCCGCCTTGTTTTTTCACAATTTCCATTACATCGCGACCAAAATATTCTCCGGCACTATTGCTCTCGAATGTAACCGTCTTTACGTTGTGCTTAATAAGCATATTTGCGCATTCCGGCTTAGTAAACTGTGTTCCAGCATTGTCAAACACTACATCTACGATATAAACCTCGTTGCCGTACACATAGCCAATCGGCATTGAGCAGCTATCTTCTCCCTTATCTGCACTATCACAAGCCGCCATAATTGCATCTGGTTCTCGATCAACAGGAAGTTCCTCAAAATAATTAAGCTCATTCTCCGCAAACATTCGCCCTTTTGCTTCAAATGGTTCTTGTTGAAACTCTGCCGCCCACGTTTCTTCTGAAACAAGTTTTCTTTCCTTTTGGTAGTAAACGGTTGTGAATATCTTCCGTAATCCCTTTTTATCTTTTCGATAAATCTCCCAATTGCTTTCATCTGTAATCGGGTCAAGTGCCGGAATCGCAACTTCTTTCCATCTCCACTCCAATTCATCAGCTTTATTTTGTAAGGCCGTGATCGGGTCATACAAGCTGTATTTCGTTCCCTGTATGATAATAGGTGTTCCCTCTAATCGTCTACCAAGAACATCATCTGTTACTTTCTCGCAAAGAAACTCTAATCTATCTCTATTTCGCGCTTCCTCATGGTTTTTAACGCAGTCATCAATATAGACAAGTACATTTGCTTCGGTACATCCTACGATTGCACCATCAATAGGTCTACAGGTAAATGTTGGGAAGATATTTTTGCTCTTAAGGTCGATTGATAGGTTTTCAGCACTTTTATAGTCCTTTTCGCCTATCTTTGTTGCTTCTGGGAAAACGCTTAAGAATCTGTTGTACGTGCTTTCTGTTTCAAAGCCTTGCAATAAGCCGCCATAAAATCGCTTAACAAGTCCTTCGCCTTTTCCAACACCGAATATACTTCCGTCCGGGTCGCGTCCCCCCATCATCTGCGCCAATTTCAGACCGCCTGTTGTTTTTCCTGTTCTTTTCGGTTGCGATACAGACAGAAAATCCAATTTTCCATCGTAAATCTCCTGGTATGCTCCGACTACAGGTTGTAGCACTTTTCTTCTTGGGAAATAAAATCTTTTCCACGGATCCTTTTCATCAATTTCAATGTAATAAAAAAAGCTGTCCACAAGGTATGCTGCTTCATACATCAAAACATCATAAAATTGTTGAAGTACCTTGTATGTTGTATCATGTTCCCCGGCATACACTTCTAAGTCTGCAACTCTGCCGCCTGTATATTGCTTGACATAGCTTGCTATAAGTTGTTTTGCCCTTGCGGATATTTTCAATCCATAATCAACATCATGTTCTGTCCTTAAGGCAACCGCTACGGCTTGTATGTATGCGTCTATTACCTGTTCATCAACGCCTTTTCTCTGTATGTAATTTTCATATCCATTTACTGCATTGATTAACTGCTTTGAAGCCAAATAAAAAGCACCTCCGCAAAAGCAGAAGTGCCTTGACCTCTGCCTATAACTGTTTTAGGGTACCGACTACAATCAATCTGTAGCCGGTAATATGCGTAGTCAGTAGTAAAAGCTATTCTTAGCACACCGATATTGTACGCACCTCTTAGTGTTTTGGAAATTATTTAAAGACTATTTTCTTCGTCTGATTATCTCTCTAGTTCATCAATTCTGTTTTCAAGTACATTTATGTACTCTCTTATTTTCTTATCGTCCGAAGGAAACTTCGGTTTCTTGTGCTTACTTTTTATCTGTAATCTCAAATGGTACAATTGACTCTGGAATATAATTAACCTCATACTTGTACTTATTCACTTCAGCACCACCTAAATCCTCAATGACATACATCGTATCTTCATTTAGTCCAATAATATGTCTCTTATATGTACCATCTTCCATCTCTACAACAAGTGTCACCTGATCATCTGTTGCATCCTCTCTACTAAATGCACCAATCATTTCAAACTCAACCTTATCAGTACGAGTGTTGATTACTGCAAATCTTCTAAGAACATTAAAGTTCTCAGCTTCCTGTTTCATATTATATGTAACCTTTTTTGATTCAGTTTCGAAAGCACATCCAGTTAATGATGTTGCTACCATTCCAACTGCTAACATTACTACTAAAATTTTCTTCTTCATATGATTTATTCTCCTTTAAATTTGACGCTATTGCTTTTCATTGTACTTAATAATTCTTCTAATGTTCTTCTTCCAATATCTTTCCAACGAATGATGTCATCAGGTGTGTAATTACTCATATCTTCAATGGTTTCAATTCCGCGTTTGTGTAAAATTGCGTATAATCTAACCGAAATATTCATTTCTGATATTTTCACAATCTCGCCCCTAAATTTTTGCAACTATGTGTTCTTTTGCGAAATCTTTTTTATCTTCATCGTAGATAGCTGAACCGTTTTTATCAGTTTTCAGTTTATCGAATTCGCAAGTAACCTTTATGCCATCCTTGCTACTGCACTCTGCACGATAATCAATGACACATACTCTCTTCTGCCATTTTCCATTTGCATAAATCTTTGTGTAACCGCCTTTTCTGGTTTTGATTATAATTTTTGAACGCGTTTTCTTCATTTCCAATGCACCTTGAACCCTTTCTTCTTATACTCCCCTACGGCTTTTTTAAGTCTCATATCGTCCTCATATTTTTCATTCAGCATAATCACCACATTACCTTTTTCAATGCCGTATATGTTGCAATTTGCAAGTTTCTTAGCCGTTCCAAGGATAGCCTTTGCCTGTTTGCTGCTCATTTCATAGGTTTGGTTCCCATATTAACGATCATTTCTCATAAACCTCTCAAAATCTTCCATACATTTATAACACAAGTCGTATGTGGCATTTAAAATACCATTCTTTGTAATGGAATTTCCGCACAGTATTCCTTTTTTAATTTCTGCGCCGCATCTATCGCAAGTACACCATTTTCTTTCATGCTCCATTTCTCATAAACTCCTCAAAATCTTTCCTGCACTTAGGGCATAAATCATACGTACGACCAAACGGAAATAATATGTTTGAATGAATCTCTTTGATTTCTCCCCTTACGTTGCCATCTTCAAAAATTGGACTTGAAGTAAAATAATCACCAATCGGCATAAATTCAAATTCACTTATTGGTTTTACTTTTATTTCTGCACCGCACCTGTCGCAAGTGCGCAATTCTTTTTGATGTTTCATTCTTCCACCAGCTTTCTGCCACACATCGGGCAAAATGCAATATTTACCACTTCTGCGCCGTATTCTCCGGCACTATTCGTAAAAACAAGTGCACATTTGTCTACAATTTCCCGAATTTCTATTTCGACTCCGGACGGGGTTCTTCCGCTTTTATTCGGAGTAAGGAAATCCCAATCCGGTATTCCAATTCCTATATTATTGCAAAAATCACACATTCTTCCGCCCCTCCCCTTTATTAAATAAATACCACGTTTTCAAATATTGCCGTTTCTACCTTCTCCGGCTGATTTTCTGGGATGTTCCTTGCCGGAATCTGTGTAAATAGGTATTTGCAATAAGGACACCTATCAACTTCGGAGTCAAGTATTAACATTCCACAGCACAAGCAACTTGTCATAATTCACACCCCAATCATAGCAAAAATCGGAATCCTCGTGAGATTCCGTGTCTTTTGTGTGATATAAATATTCCACAATGTTTTTATCATACTTACACACCATTTTGCGTAAATAAATAGCGGCACAGGGAATCGAACCCTGTCAGCCAAAACCATGCCAACCGCTTTCAAATCTGCAATTTCTAATCACGGAAGGGTTTTCTGTTTCCAATAATACCACTACCATCCATAAGTCTCCCATCGACCGGAACTATTGCAGTAGTACCCGACTAAGTGGAGATAAAGACGAGCACGCCCGGAAAGCATCGAACTTTCGTTAGAGGTTTTGGAGACCTCTTTCTGACCAACAGACAGACGTAAGTTAGCGCAGTGTGTAGGATTCGAACCTGCAAGGCGAATAATCGCCCGGCGGCTTAGCAAGCCGTTCCAATACCATTATGGGAACACTGCAAAATTGACAAGATGCACTCGTTCAAAGGCTACCAAGCGCATATGGATATTTTCGAGTGTCCTGTCTGAACTGCTTTTGTTGTACTTCCTACTCACAGTCTTTTTGTTGTGCGTTATCTTTTTAATTTCCACTCTCGCATTCCGAAGAACCGAAAGACCTCCCGAAGTTGGGATTGCAGGAATCGAACCCGCGACAACCCGGATATAAGCCGTGTCTTCTACCACTGAATTAAATCCCAATACAGTGATCGGTACGAGATTTGAACTCGTGCTACCACCGTGAAAGGGTGGTGTCTTACCGCTCGACTAACCGATCATAACCGCCACAAGACGGTTAGCAATATGTTTTTCGTGCTATTCCTTGCACTATCCGGTTTACAGCATTTCACCGGCAACTCAATGTTACCATGCAAGCCTATTTCCATGGTTCTACTCCGAATTAAATTATTGCAGAGCAATAGACAAGCATCGTATTTCAGCCAAAACATAGACCGCCTGCAAGCAGACAGCATAATTTGACCGAATAGGTGGGTGAGGATTTGCACCTCACATAAACCGTGCACTGTTCACATTGGAGGGAATCGAACCCATAGGACTTCAACCATGAGTTTTTAATCTTTGTCCTGTCTCTTCCATCTGCGCGTCTACCTATTCCGCCACCACCTAATTTCATGGCTCATGCACCGTGGGATAGATGCATGATAGAATACCACCGGACGGTCTCGCACCGTCCTTAACAGAATCGTCCTAGTGGCGAAAGGAGGAACCCAAATGCTTGAATCACTCAACCAAGGGTTCAAGTACATATGAAAAACATACGTGGCTACATGGAACGTCAGCATGTAACCAGTTAGGCTACCTGGATTCGAACCAGGGAATACAGGAATCAAAATCCTGTGCCTTACCGCTTGGCGATAGCCCAATGTTGCATTCGTCCGCAAACATAATTCAAAGCCTAACGCCGATAGATCAATTATTCAGCCAGAAACTATCGCTTGCGGACTTAAGCTATACCGGATGCTCCGATTTGTCGATCTGGTGCTCGGCGTCACTGTTCAGATTGAGTAAATCTCCGGTGCTGTCCGGTTCCTTTGATTTTGTTATATGTATTCTTTCGACCACGCTCAAAATTGGCGGCAGAAAGTAAATACCAAATATTGGATCATGAATTGTCATATTGTTATCTCCAAATGACCATAATATTCATTGCAAAAATCGAATATGAAAGCAAATACCCCATTGCGTTTGAATTGTCTGTCTGCTTTACTTGTTGCATCATAAGGCTAAGTATCATAATGACATCTATCGCCGTAGCAATTATATTTAAAATCATATCAATATCTCCCATCCTCAAAGCTGTGTTCCTGTTTGAATCGTTCCATTTCATTTACGCTCATACCGAAGATCCCGGCAGATGAATCAGAGTCCGTATGTTCGAAATACTCGCCCTGCTGCGGAAACATAAACCGGAACATGGCATAATTCGCAACATCACACAGATATTCAAGGTTCCCGGTCTCTTCAAACTTGGCAAGATTCATTTTCAAACTTTCGATTGCATCCACATTCCCGTTTGCAAAATTCATTCTTGCCGGTCCGTATTTGTAATACGACTGTTCAATCAGACCTTTGCGCTTTTCATCAAAAGCTTTGGAATACTCGGTTTTCATCAACTCATTGCTGCAGCTTGCCATTACACATCGCCCTCCGCCCTGTGGTTTGCTCTTTCAATGTCAAACCCTTCCGGATAACGTGCCTTAAGTTTGTCTACGTTCATTTGCATGATTCCATCAAGGCTCCAGCCGAAGGATTCGCAAAGCATTGCAAGATACCAACAAATATCTCCAGCTTCTTTCTTTGCGTGGTCAATATCAAGCTGTTTCTCGTGGAAAATCCACTTTTTAATCATGTCGTTGAACTCTCCAACCTCACCGGATAACCCAAGGCAAGCATTAAAGATACCGCCAAGGTCATAATCTTGCAACGCAGATGCGATATTGTTATTTTTGCAAAATTTAAGCAAATCGAATTTATCCGAAATTCTTTCTGTCGCTTTGCGATCATTTGTCCGCATTGCTAAAGCCTGATACTCATTCCCGGTCATATATCATTCTCCTGTCCGAAACACTCTTTTTGTTTTTAAAAAATTTTTTGGAAATGTAGTTGCGATTCGCAACGTGAAAGTGAATTGTTATAAATTTATTATAGCCTATTTACGATGAAAGTCAATGGGTGTGTTGTAAGTGGCTTTTTATTGCTATCGGTAAAGCACTATTGCGCTATAACCTCTCTTCCAGCCATTGAATACGTGTGTAGAATATTTAATGTCTACTATCTCACGATAAGACTCAGACAGTGATTTTATTACTCTGTTTACCTCTTCTTGAAATTCTTCTGCGTTTGTAGAATCTATTGGCTCTGTAATTTTCAGTGGATTCATGTATGCTCCTTTGTCTGAATAAGACTTTTTGTTTTTGTAGGAATTTGAGGGACTTAGTAGCCGCCCGGTGGTCTTTCTGTCAGACCCCCTCCCCATCCTTTTCTTGCAAACATGGAAATCTAAAATATTTTCCGTTTCGTTCTGTTGTCATTGTGTGAAAATCAAATTGTTTTAATACAATTCACGTCATACCCTTGCAACTATTCGCAAAACCTAACTTTTCCGAATAGTTTACGAATAGTTAAAACTCTACAACCCTTGGTATTACTGCATTTGTGAATTGTAGAATAATCGCGCACAATTTAGACCGTATTATTTACCGCCGCATCTGTAAATTGTGTATCAATTGCGTGCAATTCTTGACTCTTTTTCTCGTCCAATCTTGGCAGCTCCTGCGCTGTGATTGCCTTGCGTTGCGTGGCATTATCGCCAATGCCGGGCTGATTCATGCCGAATTCGTTGTTTCCCACGAACATGGTGCCCACCGGGCTATTGGAGTCATACGCACGATCAAGGATGCAATCCTTACGAGATCGCTGCAATTTTTGCCACATCTTGAAAGTCAGCGAACCTGGTTCATCACTAGCCCATATATCCATCGTATTGGTTGGTATATTACAAAAATAACTGAATGCTACTGTACTTACCAGCTTACTGTACACGTTGGATATATATATATAATAATCACAAAGTTTATATAATACCTCTCTATCATACCTGTTACAGTTAGTTGGTATAGTTGCATTACCAAGAGGTTTCAAGCTCTTGTCTTTTAGTACCGATGTATCTGGGAATAAATGCATGCCAACATACTGCATAACAGCTTTCCACTGTCTCTGTCCAGCTTTTAACAAATCTTCGATGTGAAATTCTATACAAGCGTTGTCTATTAAATCTTGTACAGTTGATGTGTATATCTGTACTGTACCTAGATCCACTATAAGGCTTGTAAGATCTACATTCTCTACACTCTTTATATCCTGCATATACTATTCACACCTCCGTTCTGTTTAATCTCTTTGATTCTGGTATACACTATTTCCGGGATTAAAGTCAAGCCTTAATTTTTTACGGTGGTATTATATACTTACGCCGCGCGCGTATGCGGATATACACTTACTATAAACCTATAGGCTTTAGATACAGTATATTATTATTAATTTAAAAGATTAAGAAAAAGAGAGAGAAAGAGAAACATAGTTCTGAAAAAGCGACGTCAGACGATTGTGTCGTGTTATGTCATACGATTGTCAGACGATTTTTTGTAAAAACTGATACTATTCTATCATTTTTGGACTTGTCAAAGACCTAATGAACCTAGCCTTGTTTATAAAAATTTAAGAAAAGCTTTATAGTTTATTTACGGTTTTTCGAAGATTTTGTAAGATATGCCCGGACGCGTTGTTGATTTTTGGATATGGTGAAAAGAAAATCCATTTAATTTTTTTGCAATAAGGGCACTCTACTTGTAAAAAAGACCGTCTGTTTTCCGTTTTGCAATCTAAAACCTTAAAGCCTTTGTAAACCGTGCCGACAAGAGCAGCCGCCCTTGTTTGTTTTCTTTTTTCTCCCATGGTTTCCTCCAAATATAAAAAGATGTGCAAAACCGCTATTATACGATTTTACACATCCTATGTTACTGTTTATCATATTTAATTTTAGTACAGTTCTACAACTTTTACAACCGTATTTATTAAGTTTTCCTCGTCTTTGTCTACAATTTCAAACCCAGCTATAACAGGTGCGCCATATTCGTTGTTCCCTACGCACACGCAGCCGGAATCGAGAAGTTCTTCTTCGTCTCCGTCATCAACCTGCCACAAGTCAGCGAATCTGATTTCTTCTCCAACCTCTAAAGTTTTTCCGTTAAACATTTTGCATTCTTTTTTCATTTTTCTTTCCTCTCTTTCTTATTGCTTCTGGATTAACTCGTAAACCAATGCGTCAGTCCTCTTCGCCATATTCGTTGTTTATGCATTCCTCAACTTCTTCTGCTGTAAACATTCCTCCATAGCAAATAGCCATACAATTAAAATCCGTATCGCATATTATCTCTCTTGCTCTCTCGCCCAAATCTAAGCTATCCAGATAATCAGCTACCATCTGATTAAGCTTTTTTAAATCGTCTCCGCCGCGTTTGGTGATCTCGTTTATCTCTTTTCTTGTGTACTCTGTGTATTCTTTCATAATGGTTCCTCTCTTTCTTATGCGTTCTTTCCTGCTCCGTAGCACTCATGAAATGCATCTACGAGTTTTCCAAGCTGCTGCGGTGTAAGTTCTTCTTTCAGATCGTCCGGAACCCATTTGTAAGACTGCCGGAAAGTTTCGCCATACTTTCCAATCTTTGATGCTTTTTCGACCTGATCCAGCTTGTACATCTGGCCGAGTTCCTCGGTTGTAATCAATCCGGTTTTTACGGCTTTTCTTCCCTCTCTTGTTAGGATGCTCATTGCATCCTGTTTTCTGATTGTTCCAATTCCGTTAATTTTCATATCTCGTTTCTCCTTTCTTGTATGGTTAATATAAATGTTGTCAAAATATTTTCTTGACTTTTGAATTATTACATGTTATTCTCAATCACGTAAGTTATGGAAGATTAGGTTTAGTACCTATTCAAATTTACGTGACTGTTGCCGGTGGATTATCCACCGGCATTTTTAATATCTGTATTTGCCGGTTTTATCAAAATCTGATTCCCCGATTTCAGCGATGCCGTTTTCGGTTTCTCTCATAAATTTTTGATAATATGCTTCCCCATTTCGGGAGCATATTAATTCGTATAACTCCTTATCGGACAACTCTTTTCCATCTAAGAAATTATCAACTTTTTCATAATCAAGTTCGCCGCTCTCGTCTTTAAAACCGGAATCATCAAATGATTTCCCGTATTTTTCCAAGATTGCTGTATCATAAAGCGGAAAATCTGGATCGCTAATTATTCCCCTTTCGTCCAGTTCATCAAAAAGCTCCTTGAAGCTTTCCGCTTCCTGCTCATATTCCACAAGTCCGTTCACGCTTGTTGCTTTCCATTTAATCATGTTCTCTTCTCCTTTCGGTGCTGTGCTGTTTTCTTGATCTGACTATACTATAGCATATATATATCACTTTTGCAAGTGATATTTTATTTTTTTTGCAATTTCTTTTTTAGCTCCAAATCTTCCGGACTCTCTGCATATATAAAGATGTCTTTGGGTTGCATGTCCAAAAGTAAGCATAGATTATTTATGCTTTTTGCATTTATATTTGTGTCCTCGCGTTTTATTTTTTTGAGCGTTTCTTGGCTCAACAATCCGCTTGTTTTAGCCATGTAGGAGTTAAAGCCGATGCGCTCCAGTGCGTCCCCTACATCAAATCTGTATTTTAGCATTGTGCATCTTCCTTTCTATATAGTTTTTCTTAAATCAATCATACTTTTCTTGATAGGAAAAGTCAAGAGAAATATTTCTAAAAAAAGTGATATTCACTATTGACTGTCACTAAAATTAGTGATATGATACAAGTATCAAATGAAGCACAGAAAGAGAGGAAAACAACATGGAAAAGAAATACAGACTTGTAACGGAAACTGGACGCGTTCTTCTTGGCGGCGAGACGTACAACCACAACGGAGCCGAAAGATGGTTCGATGATTTCAACGGAATCTATGAGGATGACGAAACAGGATCAGAAGAAAGAATATATATTGAGGAGGTATAGAACATGGCAGAATACTATATAACTTACAACGATTATTTTGGTTTTTGCGTTGTCGAAAAAATCAACGGAAACGGCAAAATCGTATTTACCGGATCAATCGAGGATTGTAATAGAAAATGCATTGAATTAAATAGCCTTAATTAGCCGAAACGCTCCAGATCGGAGCGTCAGCCGCGGGATGGTCTCCCGGCTCTGATGATGGTAGACCAGAAAACGAAATCGAGGTTTTGAACATGGAAAAATATATTATGGTTGTAACAGATGAACAGATAAAGAGAAGCAAGGCACGCAGAAAAGCCATTGAAACATTGGAGTATAACCCAATGTGCTACAACTGCAAGAACTTCGGAAAGTCCTGCAAAGGGTCAACAAATAAAGTATATAGCGGATGTATCTATAAAGAGGTTGACGAATCGAAACCGTCTATATATGCACAGATTGCGGAACAAGTGAAATAGTCGAAACCGCCCGCGTGGCGGTCTGCAGGAACTGCCCCACCTGCACTGATGAGACAGGGCACAACATGAAAGGATGGTTGCTTTTATGACAAAAGCTGAACTTATGAAAGAATTTGAGGAGTTGGAAAAAGAAAAGCGTGTACATATTGAAGGCATTTATTGGAACAGTAGAAAAAGCACGATTGAAAATGCTATAGAATGCTTAAAATGCCCCGACGAACTGTTAGAAAAGTATCTGATAGTTTTTTCGCTAAAGTACGAAAACACCGGACGCGTGATTGCTGAAAATGGAGATTTTAAGCACCATAGCCACAACAGATTGTATGTGTTTAATACGGCGCGCATGATTTTAGCAAATTAAGCAAGGTCGGCTTTTCCGGGGTTCGATTCCCCGGCTTGCTTTTACCGGAATAACCGGGAAAATTAAAAAACGGAGGAAAACAACCATGAAAAAGAGAATTTTAGCCATTGTATTGGCAACAACTGCACTTGTAAACCTTGCACCAGCTACAGCAACCGCAAAAACAGCACATACCTACAAAGTGCGCGGAACTGTAAGGAATTTTACATATTCCATGCAATATGAGGACGGGGAAAAGCTGACCGGTCGCGGATTTGATATTTACACCACGGATGGAAACATCTGGGAAATGTCCGACACGGACACAGACTTGCGCTTTAAGAATCGGCAGAAGGTTGTTGTTAAAATTAACGACAACGGCACACCAAAAGACAAAACCGATGATTTTATTGTGGCAGTCAAAAAAGTAAAATAGATTTTAGGGCGGTACTCTCCCGCCCCTTTCCGCGTGCCTGGTGGCGTTGTGAGCCGATTCGATTCCGGCGGCGTGGATTCCGTGAGAACTGGTTCTCACGCGCACATTGACAAATAAGCACAATCTAAGGAGATGTAAAAGCCTATGATCTATGATATTAAAGCGAGCCTTAACGGGCAGACTGTGCGCCGGGTAGCGTATGGAGATTTGCAAGTGTGGCTGATCGTAAATCAATTATCGCGCGACGGCTGCAAAGATATTTGCATGAGTGAGCGCGGAACGTCTGGAGGTGGGAAAGATGGGAAAATATGAATATATCGGAAAAGAGGAAATCATGCGCCGGGTGGCTGACCTTGGTTATCTGGAAATATCCGGAAAAATGTGCTGCTATTCCAAGTTTGAGGGCGTGGAATGGGTGGGGTCTGCAAAAATCAAAATAACCGCCCAACGCGGCGGTGATTGGTTACAGATCACACAAAAGTTGGAAAACATAACACACACTTACAGCCGGTACGATGGGAAATGCTATCTTGACAAGTGGTAAAAAGCGGTCTATGCTAGACTATAAATATAGCCGGGCAAGCGTCTTTTGGCGTTTGCCTGCGACTGGCAATATTATCAAATATCATCAGTGCATTATCTATATATAACATAATATATGGTGTATTTGTGTTATTCGCGGAATGTCGCAGATATTTGCACGTTTGTTACACGTTTTTAGGAATCCGTGAAAATGGAATCTTGACCCTAAAACGCTACCCCAGGGGGGTACAAAAAAATTACGAAATATTTTTTGGCGCGCGGAGAAAATTTTCTTTCGTAAAAATCAAAGACCGCGCAGCATAATCACTTTTACTCAACTCTTCTATCAGCCTTTCCCTAGTCATTTCCGGATTCGTCCGGTGCACGTACTGCAAGAGTTCTGAAATTTTATCCATTATGCAACCTCCATAAGTTCAATCAATAGTCTGTCTGCAATTTCAAATACTTCTCTTCCGTATGTAGCCAAGAAGTCTGCTACGATTTCCTCGGTGCCAATATCCATGTATGCATTATACGAAAGACAGAACGCATGACATAATTCGTGACATAACACACGGTCAAGAAATTTTCCGCGTAGATCATCCGCAAGATATATCGTTTTCGTGTCTCTGTCGGTCATTCCTACTGTCCAGCTACCATCACTTCTCTGTAACATATCGCTGTAACGCGATACTTTGACCAAATTCCACATTTCATTGTTTATCGTGAACAATTTACCACCTCGCAAACAAAGAGGGCAAAATGCCCTCTTTATTACATTTTCGTGACAAGCGTAGTCAGCTTTGTCTTGGTCAACTGTTTCTCTTCTGGGGACATACCGGAAAACAGTTCGGTCACATCTTCCGAAAGAGATTTCATGTACTTTTCAAGTTCTTTCATCTTTGCGTCCTTGTCTTCCGGTGAATTTCCGTTATGCATTTCCTTTGTCTCCATGTAGCTTCTCCGGCTCATACCGGCTCTGCCCTCTCTTGCATCGTGAGTACCGGTACTCATGCCGTTATTTCCGCTCATAGGCTCTGAATAATACATCTTTCCCATACTCATTCGATCAAGGTCTCTCATTCGGTCGTATTCCGGCATTCTCTCCCATTCGTGGTAATCTTCTGGCATCTGATGATAATATGGTGGTTCTACATATCCTCTGCGTGTTCCACGCCCTTTCGGTGCAAATCTTCCGTTTGAGTACCGGTACTCATTGTAGTATCTTCTTCCCGGATAATCCCCAAATTCTTCCACCATGCGCATGATTTCTTCATCTTCAGACTTTTTCATGGCTTCAACAATGTTGTAGTCTTTGTCAAAGCATACGATGTTCTTTGCAATCTCCGTCCAATCCTTGAGATCATCAAGGTTTTGACCTTCAAAATTCTCGATTCCAATGCCGTCAACGTGGGCTTTCACGCAATCCATAATCTGTTTCGCAAACTTATGCATAATATCAAGCCTCCCTTACCGCAATCAAATTACTGTTCTGCACTTCGATAGCCTGCGCGGACGTATTCTGCACGGCTACGGTACTGCAACAACCGCAAGGCACATCAACGTATGCCTGCGCTGATACATTAAATAAATTCTCAACTGCGGCTGGCGTTACAATCATCTTTGTTGACTGCAAAGGCTCTCCGTCAACAGCGATTGCAAGCGAAATCTCTCCAACTGTGCCGCCTGTCGGGATCTGAATGTTTCCGGAATACGATACCAAAAATCTAGCCTTGCACTGATTGGTGATACCTCTTAACTTGATAATTCCACTTCCCTGTCTGTGTACGATACATTTTGTTCCATTTACTGCTGTTTCTGTGAATGCAACATCTTCTCCAGCAGCAACGGTTTGTAATGCAATTCCTGTTACTTCCATTATTTTTACCTCTCTTTCATAAAATAAGGGCAAACATTACAGTCTGCCCTTTAAATTTAAGTAATACTGCTTAGCAGACATGATTGAGTTAAACTCAATTAAGATACTCAATTATTTAGTTTTAGCAGCCACATCCTGTGTTGCATCCACATCCATATGCATAAGCATTTGGGTTAGGTACGACATATGCCGGGATAGCAGACGGATTTACTGCATTGATAATCTGCTGCGTCTGAGCTGCCATCTGAGTTGTAAGTAATGCACTCTGACGATCCTGTGAAGCCGCTCTGCGAAGGTCGCTATTTTCTGCCTGTAAGCTAGAAATCTTTTCATTGCAGAGATAATCAAGAATAGCGCGTGTTCCTGCGTTCTGACTGTCGATAATGTCTCTCGTGTTGCTGTTCATGGTGTTCTGCAAAGCGCAAGTGTTAGTTGCCATGTTGTAGTTTACGCCTTGGATAGCTTCTCTTGTTTCACAGCAGCAGTTAGCAAGCTGTGACTGTAAAGCATTGGTATTCTGCATATTAGCGACTGTATCAGCATTGATAGCCTGCTGAATGCCGAATCCGGTCTGTAAAATGTTTGTGTTGATGCCATTCATGCCGTTTTGTACTGCATAGAATCCGTCACAAATTCCGTTTGTAATGCCATCAAGTTTTGACACAACCGCCTGGTTGTCAAATCCGCGCTGGATTTCGCTTCCGACACCACCATTCATTCCGTTTCCTCCGAATCCGTTACCGAATCCACCCCATCCAAAGATGGCAAAGATAACGATGATGAACCATAACCATGAGCCTTCTGCGCCCCATCCATTGTTATTTCCGTTTCCGTCAATGTTCGCTACAAGCGGAACGGATGCACAATTACCTGTGTTAAACATAGAATTTACCTCCATAATTCATTTTTATATACATAATCTTGCAAGAATTAGTATCACATTCCTAATTGGCTTTTAAATGACTCAAAAGCCTTATCTGCGTCAATCCCCTTTTCTTTGCACAAATTCCTAGCCATCTGCTCAATGCCTTTGGAATCTCCCTTTTGTGCCATTTGCATAGCATTGCGCGCCATAGGGTTGCTCATTACGCTGTTGTTCCCCATCATTTGTTGTAAAAACTGCTGTGGGTTTCTCATTCCCTGTAACATCTGCATAGGATTCATTAAGACTCACTCTCCTTTTGTGTTCGTGAAGATTTTCTTTGCGTTTGCGAAGATAACTTATCTTCCAACTCTTCCATCTTTCCAAACAAGCAATCTAATTTGTCAGTAATAGCCTTTGTCGCATCGTCAGATAGCCCTATTTCGATTTTTTTATCATCACTCAAAGAATCTGCCATCTGCTCATTAAAAGGCTTGTAAACAGTCTTTCTGATTGTTCCATTGGCATCCCATTGTTTTGCTACGATTGCGCTCATGTCCTGCATCGGGAAAAACGCAACACTTCCATCCATAGGCACATCATTTGCCATGATAGCTGATTCCGACTGCACTACTTTTCCTTGGATTCCAAGAAACTGCGGTTGCATCTGCGGAATCTGTGGCTCTGGCTGTTGAAACCTCTGCATTGGGTTGTACTGATATGCGGCATAGCTTGGGTTTGGGTTAAATGTCATATTCTGATTTTGCATCTGATACATTCTCTTCCTCCAATACTTCCTTGATTGCGTGAATCATAGCTGACTGATACACGAGCGGAACCTTTGACACATCTTCTCTTATTAAGATTTTTTCAAGAATTTCATCTGTAAATAACATTCCGCATCCCTCCTATGCTTATATTTTTGCATAAAAAAATACGGTTCTTCCGCAAAAAATAAGCAGAAAAACCGCATAAAAAAAGAACGCCCAAAGCGTTCCAATTCTACCATTTACAGAAAAGAATCTAAAGCACTTGCGCAGACTCCTTTCTTTTGTGTTCAGTTTTTTGAGTACCATTTTGAGTACCAAATTTTTTTAAGACGCCGCAAACACAGTGTTTATGCGACTTTTAAAACAGTCCGTACGGGAATCGAACCCGTGTTTCCGCCGTGAGAGGGCGGCGTCTTAACCGCTTGACCAACGAACCGTGTATTATAATAGCATGCACCCCACGCTTCGTCAAGCATATTTTTCATATTTTTCAAAAATATTCAAACAAATTCGAAAATAAGACTTTTCCCTCTTTTTTAA